TCGGCAGCGCGCTCTGCCACCCCAGCAGCGGCCCCCACCAGATCATTGATGTTCTCGCGTACCGCTGTCTGCTGTTGCTGGCGAAGCTGCGTCTCTTGGAGATCGGACAGCTTGCGCCGGATGCGCTGATCCCCAAGAAGGCGGCTTTCCTGTGCGAAGGCTCCAAGGCCGACACCTGTGAAACTAACCATCAGACGCCCCCCAAGATACGGCCAGCCGCATCGGTTCCAGAGAATGACCCAGATCCACCAGCCGCACCGCCGCCACCAAACCGATCCAGGATCGCGGTATCGCCGAATATCTTGTCGGCGGCGAAGGCCCCAAACGCGCCGATGCCTTGTGCGTTTGACGCGGCAAGTTGGGCAAGAAGCTGGTTGTTCGCGGTGAGCGCGGCGCTCATCTGGCCCGAGAGTTTCAAGGCGATGTCAGCCTCCAAGTTAAGTTCGTTGATGAATGTCTGGATCTCGGCCAATTGGGCGTTGGACTGAAGCTCTAGGAATCGTGTCGAGGCATCCAACTCCTCAAGGAAGCTTCTGGCCCTTACATCTGCTTCGGCCTGTCCGAATTCCTGCTCCGCCCTCGCGAGGGTATCGGCCCCAAACGAAGACCCGGACACCCTGCGTCTCGCGAGGTTTTCCCTGAGATCGCCCGTTGCGCGCTGTCTGGCCCTTTCAACGGCAGCAACGCGGGATTCCGTAATCTCTCCGAATCCAGGACGAACAAGCTCTCGCAGCCTGCCGAACTCACCGGCACGCGCGCCAAACCTCTGAGATAGAGCGCTTACGAGTCCCCTTCTCTCAGGACTCGCTTTAATCCCTATATTGCCGAATTTCCCCGTCTTCGTGAAGAAGCTCTCAAGTCCGCCGGCCTTGATTCCGGCAAAGCCAGGGTCAAAATCCTTTGAGCCGCCGAATAACCCAGACATCAGACACCCCTTGTTTCAAAGAGGGCAGTTGGGCCATCCCAATGAAAGGACGTGCCGATCCGCCTCATGACACCGAAGTCTCCGAGCCGTTCCGCAAAGGCCGCTTCTCTGCTTTTGTTCGGCACGGCTGCGAACAGCACCATGTCATCGCGGTATTTCAGGATGAATCTCACGGCGGTCTCCAGCTTGTTCCTCGGCGTTGCCCACCAGAACCATTCGAAATGAAGCCATGGCTTGCTTTCCTCGATTCCGACCACTGCCAACCCAACGGGGATCAGTCCCTTCTTTGTATTCTGCCCCAGAAGCGTGAACACGGCGGGAATGTTTCCAACGATGTCTTTTGCAAGAGATGGGAATTCCTCCTGAGAGATGCCGTCAGGAAAGAGCCTCTTGTCCAACGACCCCTTCCCATGGGCATAAGCGGCCCAGAGAAAGTGCCAGTCCTCGTCCCGGTATTGCCTCGCAACCGAACGCCTTTTCAGCAATACCCTGCGGCTATGCCGCGACGTTGAAGTTGAGGCCGATTTCGAGGATTTGGATGTCTTGCTCCGACGTGACACGGACCTGGAAGGAATTTGCTGTTCCATCAACGGGGACTGGCTGTCTTGTGAGCCGTTCGCTGAAGGCTGCGCGGAAGTAGTTTCCATCTCTGAAGTAGAGTCCTCCTCGGAAAACAGGGCGATTTGAGATTGCCGGGATGTTGATGGTGACGCTTCTGTCATAGACTTCATAGCCTGCAAACTCGAATTTCAAGGTTACGGTCGCGGCTTCGTTCTTTCGATACGAGATCCATCCCTCGATGTCATAGGTGTCGGCATCCCCAGGAGCGGAATACAGCTTCGAAAGCCAATTCGTCTTGATCGCCGCAGACCCGCCATCCGTCGTCCCGATACCCTCCATTCGATAGAGGTTCCCAAGATTGTCACCGAAAAAGACGTATTCCAACCCATCCGCCGGATCGAGCAGGTTCATCATCGCAGAAGGCTGAAACGAGCTTGAGTGTGCTGTTTTCCATTTGCTCCAAGGCGAGACGCCTGACTGGGCCAGATCCTTGAAATAGACCCACATCTCAGGAACGTCTCTCGGGGTCATGTAGATGCGCTGATTCCGCTGATTGTAGGTGATCGTCCAGTTGTCCAGATCCTCGATATCGTTGGAGATCGGGACACTCAGATCGTCCGACCGAACATCACCGAATTTCTCCGTCGCAATCAGGCTTTCGACCCTCCCACCACGGGCGTAAACCATATCGTTGCCGACATACCTCAAAGCCTCTTCTCCGCTCGCTGCGGATCTGGGATAGAGGGGGACAAGCGAGAAATCCGTAGCATCGGACCCCAGAAGTTCGAAGATACTCCCCTTCTGGGTGGACATGACTACCTTGCCAAAAGCTTGTTCAAGGCCGTTGATCGCCCTCAAATCGGAAATCGGAATAAAGAATGGATCTTCCAGAGATCGGGAGCTAGAAGGACGGTCGGAGACGGAAAGGACCGAGGCATCACTGCGCTTGGAACCTACCAGAAGATGCGGCGTCTGGGATGAGTTGCTTTCGACATTGGCGAAAAGCGCACGTTCGTTGTCAACAACACAGTATCTCGCCTTGAACGGGCTCCCGAGGTTCGTCGGCAAGGGCTCTAACGTCGTGCCGTCCCACTGAAGAACTGGTTCAATAAGAGAGAGATCCGTTACCAGAACCTTCTCGTCTATCTGGAAATTCTGCTCTAACCGCCCTCTCAGCCGAGACGCGACGTTGACAGACCCAACGGACGTGAACGTGGTGCTGTCCCACGAATAGACCGTATTGCCGGCCTGAACGAGCATCGACGTGGTGCCATCGGAACGCAGTAGATTGACAAAACCCCTTATCTGGCTTGCGTTCGGCGCCGTCCCGAGGAGATCGAAAGGCTTCCGGTTTCTGAGAAACCTGTTTTCGAGATCGAGGATGAAGTTCTGCCCCTCGGCAGCTTCACGGTCGTTGATCTCGTCCTCCGAAGCGCTCGAATGTATTCCACCCCCGAAGCGCAGGACGATTGTATTGTCGTCCTGTCTCAGGGCCACCATGAGCGTGGATCCTCCGTAGTTGACAGCAAGGCCGCAGCACGACCTAGAGAGGAGTTGAACTCGCCGGAATCAAAGGTCCGCTTTCTTGCCTTCTCGAAAAGCTGCCCAACAACGGGAACCATGGCCCTGAACACGGTGTCTGTAAACGGCATCGTATCCGCCGCCAGGGACAAAACCAGATCCTTGTCGTAGCGATATTTATAGACCCGGCCGTTCACCTCCGCATCGGGAATGCGATCAAGGTAAAGTTCTCCATCGGTGGGGCGGATCACCCCATAATACGGCGTCCCCTCCCACTGAGAGGGGATATTCTGGATAGACACGAGATTAAGATACCCGCCACGCCACTCGTAGATATAATTCCCAAGCGTTTCGTCCAAGAGGGGGAAATGCAATTCCACGAGGTCCGTTTGAAGGACGTAGTCCCTGTCTCCGGTGACAAGGGTGATGGTGTTCTCGGCCAGTTCCTTGGGCTTGACCGTATCCCTGTAGAGATCGTCCAGGGATTCGTTCCATAGCTGAACTGTCAGGTCGATGTGCGTCTGAATCGTTGCGTCCGTCAGGGTCGTCAGAAGACCCGTGTCGCCACGGATGATCTTGACCCGCTTCAGGACTTCGTTGACGCCATCAAGCAGTGTCTTGGCCAAGGATCTTGTCCCTCAGAATTTCCGTGGTATCCGTGTTCTTCTGCGAGATGCCCATCTCCTTCGCAAGTTTGCGAAGTTTCCAGAGGGGCATTTTTTCTACCGCCTCGACAGCTTCCTCGGGGATCTCCACCTCATCCTCCTTTGGAGCCTCCATGCGGGAAAGAACGTCCAGAAGACGATCCACATTGGTCTGTCCGGTCATGCGGCGTTTGTTTTGCTCTTCAGGAAGACGCTGGACACCGTTGATGATTTTCCAGAATTGCTCCTGCGTCATTCCCTTGGGGGGAGTGAGGACTTCCGTCCCGGCTGCTTCGGCGTTCTCCAGCAAGCGCTGCATGGTCGTAGACGGCGCTTGGTCGGGATATTCGATTCCGTGGATGTCCGCGAGCCGCCAGAGTTGTGTCCTGCGAAGCGCCTTCAGAGGGCTTTCATATGAATTGAAGACCACCTCCTCGATGGGCTTCATGTCATGAACGATTTCCATTGATCACCTCGGAAGAAAGGGGGGCCGAAGCCCCCCACGTTGTTACAGCACAGTGGCACCAGAGCGAATGCCCCTGATCCATGTGCCATTGAGGATCTGCGCCGCAGACCAGGCTTTCCAGCCCAACGTCGAAAGCTCGTTGAGCGGGTCAACCGGACCGCCGGAACCGAATCCGTGATTGATGATCTGGATGGGAGAAAAACCGCTGTTGGCGTTCAGGATCTCGGTCGGAAGCGCGTTGTCGAGACCCAGCGAGCCAACAGCATTTCTGCCGTAGATCACCGTCGTATAGAGATCGGCGTTGTCCGACGTTCCCCTGAGCCCGTTCGAGGCCGCACCTGCGGCACCGGAACCAAGATCGATTGATGCGTCCGCCGTGGAAAGGAAGCGAACGCCCTTTCCGGCATTGCCATAGAAGCCGATCTCGCCCGGCATCACTTGCACCTGTCCGGCATAGGTCTCGATGGACTTGAAGCCGGTCAGCTTGGAAACGTCGTAGGCCACATCGGGATGGCAAATACCCCAGAACGCCTGCATGATCGGCACGGTCGCGGTGTTCTCCGAGCCCGTGGTCATGGCGGCGAAGGTGCGCGCGACGTTCCTGTCGAGCGTGTTCACCACACTGTCGAGATTGGCAACGAGCAGTGCGGAGGCGATTGCGCCATCCGAGGCCGCACCACCCGCCCGAACGAGAGTGGCATTGTCTTCCATCTCGTTGCGCTGGACCCAATTGAGCGAACGTCCGGCCTGTTCGGCAAGACGGTCGAGCAATTCAGCGGTTTGGCCGTTGAAATTGAAGGTATCGGCCTCTTCGTTGAGGAGGATATGGTCTCCATACTTGGAGACCGCCTTCGTGACGGGAGTCCGCGTCGGTGTCGAAGCATTCCGAGTCGGGTAGCTGACAGTTCCAGTCAACTCGGTCAGAGCCGTGGTGGTCGGCGTCAGGTGCTCATGGCGAAGCCACAAGGCCGTTGCCGTACCTCCATGCCTGGAAATGGTCGCGGGATCGGACCCTGCGAAGTAGTGGGTCTGATACCGCGCCACTTCCAGAAACCGACGCGTAAACATCACATTTACCGGCTTCGATAAAAGCGCTGCTTCGGTTGTCGTGATAGTAGACACGGGGCGACTTCCTTACTTGGCCCTCACTCACGTCCCATAGGGACGCACACCATGCTTACGCTGTACGGCATCGAACTCCGTCTTGGTCATCTTTCCGATGGCCTCGGCATCGAGTTCGGGATCGGGCTGAGTTTGCGTGGATCGAGCCGCCGCACGAACCGCTTCCCTGTCTTCGGTAGTCGCAGGATCGGGGAGATTCTCGTAAGGCTCTGCAAATTGCTTTGCTATCGCCTTCACCGCAGCATTCCAGGCTTTCGGATTCGTATCGCGCTTGGCGAACGCCATGGCCAGTCGAGGATCGTCCTCGGCTTGGCCAATCAGAAAGCCTTTTGCCATCGAATCCGGGATGACACCGCGCAACGCTTCCGGGAGAGCCTCCTTCAGAACTCCCGTTGCCTTACCGATGTCTTCCTTGAACTGCCTTGCAGCTTCTCTCTTGTCCTGCTCCTCTTGACGGGAAAAAAGCCGGTCGATCTTCTGATTGGTATCGAGCGGCTTGTCCGTTGTCGGCTCGGGTTTCACCTCTTCCGTTTCCGAAAGAAGCGCCTCCAAATCCAGCGCGTCGTCGCCCTCGGTGCCAGTCTGCGACTGGTCCTCGGTTTCGACCGCTTTCTGCTCTTCGGTCATTTACTCACCTTTTCTTCCAAGGTCGATTAGGGCCGCGAGATAACCATCCCGGAAACCCGTCGAGTTTGCCCATTGCTGGGGATCAGCCCCCACCTTCCAAGAGCGCAAGGGGGGAATCGGAACTGCTTGTAAGAGCTGGTTGTACGAGTCCACCGTCTGTAGATTGGCCAGCACCGCCTGCATCTCGGCGGACAAAGAATCCCTCAACATCTGCAAATACCTTCTTCAAAGCCTGTTTCTGCATCGCCGTCAGGTCAATCGGCTCCTGTGTCTGTCCCAACTGGACTTTCAGGGTTTCGATCTGCGTGGCGAATTGGATTGCCTGTATCTGTAGCGCGGTACGCTCCTGCTCCTCCGAAGGTCCGCCGGCTCCGAATACCTCGTAGGTGGAGAATTCCGGCAGATCGTTCCGTTCGATCTCCACATATCCACCATATTCCTCCAGAAAAAGTATTTTCTTTCCGTTAAACTGGCTCCCAAGATCGTATTCCATCTGGAGCCAACGAGGAAAAAAGCCGGTCATTTCGGACTTCGAGAAGTCCAACGTCCTCACCAATCCTCTTTGAAGCTCCGCGCTCTTGGAGAAGGCCGTTGTGTGAGATTTCGTCTCCGCTCCCAAGCGAGGCGCCTGCGTTCCCGTGAAATCGAAATACTGGCCCAGCAAATTGATGTAGACCTGTAGAAGGGCACCCCCTTCACCAATTTGAAGTGCCTCGACATCGCCTATAGAAGGGATCTGGGCGCCAGGATGAAGCAACGGTCCACCATCTCTCCTGTACTGAGGGTCATCGGGAGAGTATTTCACCGGCGGTTGCGTATTGAGCGCAGCCCAATCCATCAGCCTCGCGAGAGCATCCGCCGCTGCCATCGCGAGCGGCATTCCCTTCGTGAGTGGCGAAGGCCCGTATGCCGTCGATAGATCCTCTGGATTGTAAAGCTGATAAATGAAAGACGACATGGACTGCTTGCGAAACCGCAGGCGGATCAGTTCCGGTGGTCCCTCGCCATAAGCCACCGTCGCAATCGTATTCGGAAGCGTAAAAGAGCGCGTCGATTTTCTCGGGACGATGATATCTCCATCGGCCTCGATAATCTTGACATTGCCGTTTTTGTCCTTCTTGAGATTCCTTAGACCAGCGGTGATCCAGCCACCGTTTTCCTTGTCTGGGTCTTTCCCGCCACGCTGCGCTGCAATCGCAATATCCTCGAAACGCTGCGTCTTCACCGAATGAATTGACGGACCTATGTCTATGCCCTCTCGATTGAGGGCGTGCTTGCTGTCGTCTAGGTACGTTCTCCAGATAGACTCCGGGACGAGCATCGGAATCATCTGGTCTCTTTTGACAATCCCTCTCGCAGTGTCATAGAAGACTGACTTCTTGACGTTCCTTCCTCGGGCAACCATCACGCCGTATTTGAACGCCTCGGCGTGGAGATAGTCTACATTCCCCCAAAAGTCGTACTGCCGGTGATTGTGCTCGTGCCAGCCGGAAACGAGTTTGTCGATGTTGTCCTGGGTCAGGTTGGAAGGCGCTTCGGAATTGTCCCCGAGAATAAGTGATTTGTTGGCGTTCTCCAGATAGTCGTCCGTCATGGCCGCGTGAGCCGCAAACCACGGACCGGAATCCGGCTTCATGAAGCGCCTTGCGTCGGATGTCAGAACTTCCAGGGTCTGAGCCTGTAGGGGAAGCTCGATCTCAGCCATCCATGCCTTTCTCGCATCCGGCCTGCCGTTCGTGAGCTTGTGCTGAACGCGAGGAATCATGGCGTTTTGCCGGTCAACCTCTTTCCAGATTTTCTCCCGATCCTCCCGCTCTCTTTCACGGCGCTTCTGCTCATCAAAAATCAGCGTCGCGGTTTGCTTCCGATCCTCGGCGGTGAAGCTGCGCTTTTGACGAACAGAAGGAGCGTGCCCTTCCCTTTTTTCAATTTCTTGGCTCACCAAGGAACTCCCGCGCATCGCGCTCTGCTTCGGCCAAACGCTCGTCCTTCGACATCATGTCCGCCTCAAGATTGTGATAATGCTGCCGCGCCACGATCATGCTTTCGTCTCGCCCAATCGCCCAAACCGTCATCATGTGGGGATGCTCGTGTTCGACGCGAGCTTTGTAGTATCCTTCGGAGAGATAAATATCCCCCTCCTTGACGGCAATTTTCTTGGGCTCCGACAGACCGGACTTCTTACAAACGTCCAGCCACTCCGTCAGCGTCATGCCCTTTTTGAGAAAGTCCCCCTGGATGCTTTTCATCGGAGGGCCGTCGAGAAATGCGGCTGGCTCGGAGCCTGGTTGATCCGCGTGATCATCTTCGGCGCCGCGAAGCGGATCATCATCTTCGCGTAGAACGTCGCCTTCATGATGTCGTCCTTCACGGGTTGGATCTTGCTCTCTCCAACAGCGGAGCGCTTCCTGTGGAGCATACGGAATTCCTCGAACCATTCATGGAGGTGGGAAAACACCTTGAACCTGCCGGTCTTCATCCTCTCAAGGATGTCCATCGCTACAGGTTCCACGGGCTGAGATCCGCCGGTGTCGTTATCATACCTTGCGGAAACCGAGAGCATCGGCAACCCATGTGCGCGGTATTGCTTGTGCAACTGGACGCCGTTGGCTTTGTCGCGGTTCATCCCGTCATGGGGCCACGCTACCGGACAATCGCCGCGCATATTGATGGCAGCAGCGTGATAGGCGGCCGTTTCGCCCTTTTTCTTGTAGCAATCCGTGACGTAGATGATGTCCTTGTCCCTATCGTGAGCCAACCAAACCGCCGCCGCCGGATGGTCGATGCCGAAGTCGATCCCACATATCTCTGCAAAATAATGAGGGATTTCAAACGGATCGCACTTGATATCCTCGGCGGAGATCGGAAACACCCGGCCCTCACCAACCATCGGAACGCCCGTGGTGCGAGCGTCCAGTTCGTAATCGGGATAGGAGGCTTTCAGTTCCTCCTTGCGCTTCTCCGATAGATGAGGAGCGTCGTCCCATGTCGCATTCACGACAAATGTGCTCTTGATGTCGGGATCTTGAAAGTGCTCCACAATCGTCGTGATCCCATGAAGAGGGGTGAATGTGACGTAGATGATCCCCTCATTTGCGAGGATACGTGTCTGAGCCTCGGTGTAGATCCTGTAATCTTCGGCCGTGGGAAACTCGCCCTTCGACGGTTCCTCGTCCAGCCAGACGACGTGAACTCGCTTGCCCTGCCATTTTCTCCAAGTCTGATCGTAGGACTTGAAGACACAGTTCGATTCGCCACCAGAGACATGTGCGACTTTCACGTAATCAACGACATCCGAGACACCGGTCTGGCGCATCTTCGGCTTTCCCAAGAGAAACCGCTTCGGAATCATGCCGGTCCCGTAAGCGTTGCCCATCCCTCCCAGTAATTCAGCCTGCGTGATCTCCCGCGAGGACTCCGAGGTGATCGACCCGACCCATGCGATGATGGGGTGGTCGAATTTCTTTCCCTCCCACCAATCGGGATACATGCCCGTCAGGTGAAAGGCCGTCTCCGCTGCTGCCGAGAGCGTCTTGCCGACCTGGTTGGCCGACATCTCCATGCGCTCGGTAAACTCAGATCCCGCATTGTGGAATTCGAGCTGCCAGGGCTTCTTCGACCAGCCGTCGATCTTCAGCGTGTCTGGATGCCCGTAGGGACGATATTGAAAGAGGCGGTTTTCCCTCAACGCCTGCTGGATGATCTCTAGCTCATGCGCTTCCATATCTCTCCCGCCCAACCTTCGGTCTCATGGGGTCTGGGCCTTCCATGAAAACACACGATCCTGCCCTTTGGTGCCTCGTAGAGCTGATCGATCTTGTAAGAGTAGATCCCATCGAACCAATCCTGGATGAAACCCATCGGGAATCTTGCAAGGAATTCCTGATCCCCATGATTGGCATTGATGTGGCCATATGGGTCTTTCGTCCACTCCTTCCAAATATCGGACACGTCCTCCGGTATCCGCATGATCGATGACTGCCCCCTATCAGGGTGATTGAAGTCCCGAAGCATCTCCAACCTGTCGATAGGCTTGTACAATTCATCAATGTTTCCAAGGATATAGGTATCAAGGTCGAAAAATACACACGGCCTGTGAGGGAACTGCGGGGAGAACAGTTCCATCTTCGCCCACCAGCCCGTCCAGGGGTATTTCAACTGATAATCAGCGTCTTCCTGGTCCCCCATGACAAGGACACCGGGGATCATGGTTTTCAGGAGGCCGACATACTCAGGACCGTACTTCGTCCCCTGTCTCAGGATGACCCTAGAACACGAGGAAGGTGAAGGTATCTCTGTATCGTTCATACGGGAGTGTGAAAACTTGTGGATCGCCAAAAACTCTGTACCCCCGAAGGTCTCTGTGAAAGTTCACCTTGTTGTCGCGGTATTTCGGGTTCATCACCTCTGCTATGACCACCTTTCCACCCATACCGTCTACTTCGCACTTCTCTGCAATACCCGGAAGATCCTCGTCCCTTACATGCAAGAGCACGTTGCAGAACAGCGTACATGGCATGAAACTTCCTTTAACGGGAGGACTTAAGGGATATGGCGTCTCCGTGCCGATGACCCTGAAGTCCCCTTTCGGAAACCTTTCCCTGCACCGCCTGATCCTGTCTTCGTTCACGTCGAGGCCGATATAACCGTCGAAATGCGGATAGAGCCGTCCATTTCCGCATCCTACCTCCACAATCGAAGGCCCGCACAGAAGCCTCAGACATAAACCAAGGTCAAAATGTTCGTGGTCCTCTCCTCCGGGCGTGATGTGGTGGTCCGATTCTGCCGTGCGCCAATAGTCAGATAAGGATGATGTCACGGAGCATCCTATCTACAACGGTATAGCCTTGTTGAACGCACCATTCCTCCACAGATGCCTTGCCATACCTGACGGAAAGGCCCTTCTCCTCCAAGAGGAGCGTCGGATGAAACCTTCTTATAGTGTGTGCGGCGCCCCTCAAAGCTTCGCCCTCGGCGCCTTCGATATCGAGAATGATGAGATCGCAAGCGTCCAGATGAAGATCGTCCACCAGCAGAACAGGAATGTCCCCACCATCGCGCATGTAAAAGGCCCCGTAGTTGGTCTTTTCACGCTCTGTCAACTCCATGTGAATCATGCCATGGCGCTCTCCGAGAGCAGCCTGCATCTTGATCACGTTGGCCTCCGGGACATTCGAGGCGAGGCAATGGAAATTGTCAGGATGCGGCTCGAATGTGTAGACGGTCCCGAACAGCTGGGAGAGGTATTTCGGAAAGACTCCACAATTCCCGCCGGCCTGCACACATACCGCTCTTCCGTTCGTATGCCTCAAGGCTTTGTCGATCTTCGCCGTCTCCGAAAAGACAACCTTCTTGCATTCCGTATCCCTGGATGGCCAGAGAAAGCCGTTTATCATCTCAAAAATGCCAAAGCCCCTTGTCAATGAACGCTTCCGACGCCTTCCTGTCGAAATCCAACCCGATATGATCCAAAACGGCCTTCAAGCCCCTGAAATCTCCCGATACGAAATGCTGTGGACGGACCACGAAACCATGAAGCTTATTCATTTCCCAGAACGAGAGATTGATCGCATCCGTTATTTCATCATCCGTCTCGGAAAACATATTTGAATGCCTGACGGACTCCAGGATTTTCTCCAACGGCCTGAAGACCTTGACGAAGATCGGGTTATACTCCGATAAGGCGGGAAGATAGACCGCAGGGCTTTTCATCAGCCACGGACCACCCTGGTATCCCTCTTCTGCCAGAGCAACGGAAATCTCCCTTCTCAACCCAGGACAGGGCTCGGCCATGCGACCTCGGATCATCAATCTTCCGCAACGGTTGATCATGATCCTTTTGATGCGCTCGTTCTCGAAACTGCCCTTTATGTTGCTGGATCTCGGCGCTTCCGTCTGTCCAGTCCATACTCCGTGAAGATTCAGCAGCCCAGAGGTGAGAGATGTCCCGCTTCTGGGAAATCCGACAACAATTATGGGCTCCCCAACCATTCCCGCGAACGTCCCGAGAGGCTTTTCACCTTCCCTCCCAGACGGGCATTCTTCCAAATATACTCCTGCGCCTCGTTTGTGAAGTTGCTCCATCTCTTGCCTTTGCTTAGCGAGTGGCCTTCTGGAGGGTCGAAAAAATGCCCCGTATCGTCCAGAGGAACGCCCGCAAGGATGATACTGTCGTATCCAAGAGCCAGTCCGACATAGCAAGCCGGCAGCGCAGACGATCCCATTCCTGGGAAGGGCCACTCGATGACGTTTTTGTGGCGTGAAACCTTGTTGGTGTGAAGATCGAAGTCGTTGCCATATTCCCTAACGTAATTCTCACGTCTCCCTTGTACCCAAAACCATAGAAGCCAGTCCGCATTGGAGTAGGCGTGTTTTATCCTTCCGGGGAAGAACGTCACCATGTCGTTCAGAGTCATCACCTGTGCATTTTCCGGGATGCTCCCTGTGTCCTCCCAAACACACCTCCCCGATCCGACGATCCACAGCTCCCCGCTATGCCGCCCGATCAGCTTCCTTGCTCTCTCGTTCAGCGGCACGCCGCCCGAGATCGATGTCACTTCCGTATCCGTAAGTCCCATGGTGTACCAATCTCACAGAAGGGTCCATCCAGACCTCATGCCCCAGATCCCTCCAGGTCCGGCAGAAAAAGTAATCTTCGGAGCAATGAAATCCATCCAATATGGGATCTTGGAAATAAGCCACGGATTCACCGATCTGGCCCTCTTCGTAGATCCACTCGGGATTTTCAAGGCGGATTTCTCCGAAAACCTCCCGCTTGATCATCATGAAGCCCGTCCCGGCATAGTCCACGGTAATGGGTCGGTCGAACTGATCCAGATCCTCCACCAGCTTTCCGTCCCTCCACGCAGCATATCCCGAGCCGGGCTTTTTCATAGGATAGACGCCCACAGTTATCGGAAAGTCCAGGTTCCACAGCTTTACGATGTCTTCAGTCGTGAATTCTATGTCCGCGTCAATGAACAGCATCCGCTCGTATTCGGTCGCGCAAAAAGCCGAGGCGCAGACATTCCTGGCTCTCGTCACGAGGGAGTCATTTCCAAGGGTAAAAACTTCGTGAGGAAAGCTCGAAAGCAGCATCTCCCCATGAGCACGGAGGATGGACCGGAAATAAGGTTCCGTGACCTGGTTTCCGTAACATGGAGTCGCGATGAAAAGGCTCATTTTGGCTTCTCGTCAACCTCGACAGGATCGAACAATATCAAATCGACAGGCAGGTTCATGGTCAGCGAGTCCGTGATGGGAGAAACGATGGAGTTTTCTAGCAAAAGACGCCCTGGCTGTGTCGTGTCCTCGAATTGCAAAAGATCCCCGTTCTCCAGCAGCAGATAGCAATAAACCGTCGCCTTCCCAACTGTACTCGGAAGCGAAACGTTAACCAACGGCTGGAAGGTAGATAGCGCAAGCTGCGCGGCCGGGATCTCAAGAGAGACGGGACCAGCAACATCAAACGTCGGCGCCGCCGTGCTTAAAGTCAGTTGCGCCGCAGGCGGTTCGATCTCGATATTGGACGTGACAATGAGAGACGGTGCCGCTGTCGTGATCTGTATCTGCGCCGCATCCGGCTGGCGGATTAGATCCAGAACAAGATCCGCAACGCTGGTGGAGATTTCAAGCTGTGCGGCGGGAATCTCTATCGAGATGTTTGCCCCGGCCTGAACCGTCGGTGCGGTCGTGCTTAAAACGAGTTGAGCAGCGGGTATTTCAATCGCAACATCGCCGCCGAACACCAGAACACTCGGCGCGGTCGTGGATATCTCAAGGTTTGCCGCCGGAACTTCGATCCCAACCGGAGTTTCGATGTCCGGCGCGGTAGTGCTCAGTTCCAGATTCGCCGCAGGGATCTCAATGGAGAAACCCTGATTGATCGTCGGCGCAGTTGTGGAGAGTTGCAGTTGAGCCGCAGGGATAGTAATCCCTACAGGTGTCTCGATCTCCGGCGCTGTCGTTGA